TGATGGTGGCGCCATCAGTGAGCGCCGAGATGGTGCCCCGCTGCGCTGCGCTGAACGACTGCGCCGCGTTCGTGACGGCAACGTTGGTGATCGCGCCAGCGCTGCCATTGACCGACAGCACGCCGGTGTTGGCGACCGCAGTGCCCGTGACTGAGATGCCCGAGCCAGCGGTAACAACGGTGATGTTGGCCGAGCCGTTAAAACTCACGCCTTGGATGTTGCGCGCTGTAGCCAGCGTGGTCGCCGTGCTGGCGTTGCCCGTCAGCGCTGCGGTAATCGTGCCGGCCGAGAAGTTGCCCGACGCATCCCGAGCGACGATCGCGCTGGCTGTGTTGGCGTTGGTTGCTGTCGTGGCCGAGTTAGCCACCTTGCCCGCTGTGCTGATGGTGGCGAGTTTGGTGTCAACGATTGCCGCAGCAGCGCCAATGTCAGCGTTGACGATGGATCCCGTCAGGCTGAGCTTGCTGTAAGCAATAGCCGCCGATGCGTTGACATCCGCATTGACAATGACGCCGCTAGCGATGGCAGCAGTTCCAGTGCTGCCGATGGTAATATCGCCGCTGACTTTTCCGAAGGCGTAGTCGGTGATGCGGGTTGCGGCGGCCTTGCGATTGGTGCCTGCTCCACCATCGTCAACCAAGAACAAATCAGCGTCGGCAAGAGCCGCGCCAATGTCGGTGCCGCCGTCAATGTCGATGGCGCTGATGCCTACCTTATTGGCAGTGCTGATCGTGGCCAGCTTGGTGTCTGCAATCGCTGCGCTGGCGTTGACATCCGCGTCAACAATCACGCCTGTGCTGATGGCCGTGACGCCTGTGTTGCTGATCGTCACGTCGCCGCTCACGGAGACGGCTGTCGCTACGTTGCTGCTGTTGCCGACGAGGATGTTGGCGCTGGTCAGTGCGGCCAGTTTGCTAAACGCGATCGCAGCGCTGGCATTGATGTCCGCGTTGACGATGCTGGCGTTGCCGCTGACGATGACGTTGCCGCTTTGGTCCGGAAAAGTGATGGTCCGGTCGGCGGTCGGGTCGGTAGCAGTTAGGTAGGTTTCGTAGGCGTTGGCCGTGGAGCCCTCAAACGCAAAGCTGCCGGCGCTGCCGATCAGCAGCTCGCCGGTCATCGTGCCACCGGCCTTGGCGAGCTTTTCGCTTTCTAGCTCGTCGATGGCGGCCTGGACGTTGACAGCAGCAAGACCGCCGCTGGGGGTGTAGCTAACTTGGTTGGCCGTGACGCTGGTGATCGTCTGGCTAACGTCAACTTCAGTCCACTCGCTGCCGTTGGAGAGGATAATGTCCGGTGGCGACAGTGCGACGTTCGGGGCGTTGCCGCTGGTGATCGTGCCAGCCTCGGAGACCACCAAGTAGTAGCGGTTGTTGGCGGTGGCTGCTGAAGGTAGCGGCTGACCAACGACCAGGCCGATGGCGGTGCCTTCTGCGGTGACGGTAGCGATCAGGCCGCTGCCGCTTCCGGCGGAGGCATCAAACGTGCCAGCGAAAATAATCTCACCCACCGAGATGCCGATGGGCTGGAAGACGTTACCGTCCCAGAGAAAGAGGTCGCGGGTGAGCGGATTGAAGAAGAACTGACCAATCTGATCAGCGGTTGGTTGCGTCTCACCGATCTTGGTGATGGCGTAGTTGGCCAGCTTGGCGCCAGTGACGGTGTTGTTGCTGATGCGGGCGATGTCGAGCGAGCCACTGGTCAGCTTGGTAGCTGGAAGGTCTGGGATGTCGCCTGCAACCAGTGCGGTGGCATTGGTGATATGACCTTGCGCGTCGAAAGTGATGCCGTTTTGCGTGGTGCCCGCAACGCTATTGGTGTGGTTAAGGACGCCGCTGCCGTCAACGCTCAGGCCAGTGCCAGGGCGGACTGCACCAACAACAGAACTGGTGGCAACAGGGAGGTCGCCGCCTGCGACGCTGGTGCTGGCAGTGATCAGGCCTTGTGCGTTGTAACTGACCTTGCGAAGTTGGTCACTAACGGGGGTGACAGTGTTGTTAATGACGGCAGTCGAGCCGCTCATCGTCAGGCCGCCACCGTTGATGATGACGCCGCCCTTTGCGCTAGTGGTGGCCGTGGGCAGGTCTGCACCAGCAATGGTGCGGTAGCTGACGGCTCCAGCAGAACCAGTCGGGCCTGCAAGGAATTGGCCGGCGGCGCCTGTGTTGTCGAGGCTGGTGCCAACAGTGGCGGTGTCGCCGCTGGTGCTGACGGTGATGTTGACGATGCCGCTGGTGTCAGCCGTGATCGTGTTGATCGAGCCAGCAGCTTTAACCGAGTTCCAAGTGCTGTTCTGCCAGAGGTAGATCTTGACGGTGTCAGTGGTGAAGCCGAGTTGGCCGATAAAGTCGCCAGTGACTGCGTCGAGGGCAGCTTTGCTGGCGGCGACGATGCAGGTGCTTTGGTCTCCGAGTTTGGCGGCGGTTACAGCGTCGGCGCCAATTTTGGTGGCAGTGACAGAGCCAGTGGCAAGCGATGCCTCGACGATGGAGCCAGTGGCAAAGCTGATCTTCGCGCTCGGGATCTCGGCGTTCGAGATGAGGTCGGCGCCGTATGCGATGAGGTCGCTGACCGTGATTTTCTTGGTTTCGCTGGCGCTGATGTCCGCGACGGCCAGTTCGTCCGTGGCTGCGAGGTTGGCGCCAGCTAGAGCCTGCAGCTCTGTAATTTTGAGGTCTGCCAAGGGTTAGCCCTCCTGCTCCAGAGTTAGGTACGAGCTGGCGTCTTGCTCAAGCTCAAGTCTATCGCCGTTTTCCTGCAGCAAGTAGCCGATCTGCCCTGCGCCAGTGCGAAGGCGGATAGGACCTGTTGTGATGAAGTCGGCTGTCACCTCAACAATCGAGCCAGGCTGGAACGCAACGGCTGCGTTTGTAATGATTGCACTAATACTGTAGTAGATTTTGTCGTTTAATTCGTCTTGTTGGCCTGTCGGGGAGTAACCAGCGGTTTTGACGAACAGTTCGGCGTCAAACTCGCTGCCAACTTCGGTGCGGAGGATTAGCTGCAGCAGGTAGTTGCCGCTTTCTGCGACGGTGTCGAGGTAGTCCCAGTGGCAGGAGATGGTGCCCGAGCCGGACATCAGGCCGCTGTACTGGCTGCGGAACTCTTCCGACAGGGCCGTAACGTCGATGGCCTCGCGGTTGGTATTGATCTCGTAGGAGGTGACTGCCCCAAGCAAACGCGTGCTGGCGTTTTCGACCTTGACGCGGATGGGGATGTCAGAGGCGATGGAGGCAAGCGTGATGGCCGAGGCTTGTTCGCCGTCAAGGGATGCGGCGAAGTTGTTGTAGAGGCGGATACCGCCCATGTCATCGACGAAGACGTACCACTTGCCACTGCTTTGCTTGGTGTTATTGGCCCACCCATCAGTACCAACGAAGCCAAGGACAACGCCGTTGGTGCTGGTGATCTCCACCTCGTCGCCGCTGATCAGGAAGCCGGGCTCGAAGTCGAAGCTGAATCGGCGGCCAGTGACGTTGATGTCACTGGCGTTGACGACAGAGGTTTTTTCGCCTTCGTCGCTTTTGCGGCGGAGGGCGACGCGACCGTAAGCGCCAAGGTAGGTGGACATTAGATGGCCACTCCTGTTGCAGCACCAGAACCCTGGAAGCTGATCTGGGCGCTCACCACTTCGCCAACGCTGGCGCCGTAGGAGGCACTGGTGATGAAGGCGTTGAGGGTGACGGTCTTGCTGCCAAGCGCCAGGATGAAGGCGATGGGGGAAGTGCTAGGGGCGCCAGTGCTGATGACGCGCTTGACTTGCGTGGCAGCGTCGTTGCGGGCGGTGTCGTCTTCGTAGTACAGAAGAGTGGCGGAGCCGCTGTACGAGCGGATGCCGGGCGTGTAGCTGCGGTCGTCGTCGCCCAGCGTGGTGGTCTCCAGCATCTCTAGGTCGGCCTGCAGGGACCAGTTGGTCACCTTCACCTGCGTGGTGCCCGCGATGCTGAGGGTGCCGTCTTTGCCGGTGTAGTACTTGCTCATGATGTGGTCACGACCAGGCGGATGGTTACGGTGCTACGACCGGGCTTGACGCTGGCAATATCCGGGGGCTCTGCATAACGATAACGCAGCCCTGATTGTGGTACAAAAGTAGAGCTGCTGCCGGTCCAGCCGGCTTTGGCGTTGTCGGGCAGGTCGAAGGCGGAGAAGGTGCCTTTGGTGGTGTCGTAGCTGGAGATGAAGAGGTCGGCGTCTGCGTCGGTGATGTTCTGATAGGTCAGTTCCAACGTGCCGCCGACGCGCTTGTTGCCGTAGAGGATGCGGGATTCGGCGCCGCTTTGCGTGCGAAACAACTTGACCGGGTAGTCGCCCGGATTGAAAGTGCGGCTCGATGGTCGGAGGTTTGGCAGGGTCATCAGTCAGGTGCCAGGTCGCTTACCACCGTGAATCCATTGTAAGAAGGCTTGAGTTCATTAGCGACCACGCTGTAGCCGTTTTCGTCGATGGGGAAGTAGCTGGCGCTGATGCGTGCCAGACCTTCTTCGTCAAGGTCGATGGAGTCGACCATGTAGACAAGCGAGCGCGTTGTTGTGTCTTTGATGGCGAAGATTGAGTCAAACAGTTTGTTGGCTTTGGGCTGGCCGTCAACGATGCTGACGGTGAGCGTGTCTTCGTTGACTTCGTTGTCGTTACGGTCCCAGTAGTACACTTCGACGCTTTGGCCGTTGGTGAGCTGGGCGGGCGTGATGATGGCGCCATTATCTTTGATGATGCCCGAGGCACCGGGCTGGACGTAGCTGGCTTGAGTGACCACGCGGATGAAGTCGCCGGGCGCCAGGCCGAGGCCGTAAGGCAGCGTTTGGAAGCTGACCACATGGGTGCGGTGACGGCGGGCGCTCAGGGCGTACTTGGCGAACAGTTCGGCGTGGTAACGGCTGGTAATGTGGGTGAAGTTGAACTCTTCTAGCGGGCCGTTGGGCTGGTCTGTGTAATACACAACCGCTGTTTGCTCCTGGGGGAAACGGTTCGGTAGTTCCGTGCGGTAGCGCACCATGGCACGAATGGGCAGGCGCTCTTGGGCTTGGACGTATTCCAGTTGGAACGAGTCCTCGATGATGTTGCCTTCGGTGAAGATGCCCGAGATGGGCACCTTGACATCAAACATCGTGTAGTTGCGCGTGGTGTCGATGGGAAGGGCAGGTTCGATTGAAAACTTGCCGCCGCGCATGACAAGGTTGCAAAGCAGCGAGGTGCTGATGCGTGCCAGAAATTCGCGCAGGTTTTGCGGTTCAACGATCACGTCGTCGTAATACAGGCCGTTAGCTTCGAGGAAGGAGCCGGTGCGGGCAAACTGGGCGAGGTCAACAAGATCGCTACTGATCAGCTCGCCTGCACCAGTGTGGGGATTGGTGAGGAGGTAGTAGGCAAGGTCGGTGAAAATGTTGGAGGAGTCCGTGGTGAGCACTGTGTTGCCGTTGGAGTTGCGGCGAATATTGGTGACTTGGATGCCTTTCTTTTGGTAGATGTGCAGTTGTTCGAAGCTGCTGAGGCTGATGCCGCTGCGGACGCTGATGCCTGCCATAGCGCAGCCCGTGTATGATGCAACGCCGTTACGAACTGGGTCGTTGGCTAGGTTTTCATTGACGTAGACCAGCTCGTGCTCAGGGCCGTTGTCGCAACTGCGTGTGATGAGGTTGCTATAGTGCGACACTTCTGCAATCGCGCTGTTTATTTCAAAAATGCGCGGGCCTGAGACTGTGGTGTAAGTGCGCGTGGTGACAGGCGTGTTGACTTCGAAAATGTAGTCGACCAAAGTGTCGTCAAGGATTGGCTTAGTGATTACAAAGATTTCGCCGCCTGTCCAAGTGCCAGTAAAGTTGGCTGGGATGGATTGGCCGTTTACTAAAGTCCAGAAGATTGTGCGAGCTGCTCCAGGGTCATTGGGACCAAGGTTTTCGACGCGCAGCCGCACGTTGAGCCGGACGGTACGGCCACCCCCGCTGAATTGAAAGTTGTTTTTGTCTGCTTCGGTGAACTGGTATTCAGCGCCAACGGGCAACGGGAAGTAAGGGACATCGGGAAACGGAGCCTCGCCAACGTTGTCGGGGTCTTTGCCGATGGCCTTTGCGATGCCATTGCTGATGCGGCGGAGGTTGGCGTCGGTGTTGTCGCGGTAGGAAAAAGCACGCACAAAACGCACACTTGATACGGGTGCGGTTGTAACTTGGCTACCCGAAAAAACGGGGTCGCTGACCATTTCCGAATGGAGTGCCAGTGCAGCGATGTCGTCGAGGAACCCTCGGACGCGGATGGTAAACGTGCCGTATTGCGTGACGATTCCCGAGGCGTCGTAGAACGGGTTGGTCGCTGTGATACCGTCGCTGTTTAAGCGGATGCATAAGCCACGACCAATAATCTGGTTGATTTCGCCGGAAGTGACTGGGCGGATGCGGTATTCGAACTGATCGAAGGGCTGCGCGATGCGGATGAAGTTGTACTGATCCTGTGGCGCAGAACCAACAACACAGAAAGGAAACGGGTTCAGCTTGGCCCAGCCTTCTTCAGAGCTGTAGTCGTTATTGGCAGGCCTGACGTAAAGATGGAAGAAAGAAGCACGGCGGGCGTAGGACTGGTTTGTTCCAGTAGAGAGACTGGTGTTTTCAACGTCGTACTTATGTAGTTTTTCGATGGAGGGGACTGAGTTGAAATTCGTGATGCCGTTAAAGCGTGTCCAGACGTTGCTTTTAATGCCGATCTCAGTTACTTCGCAGGCGCGAGAGTTTTGGAATGTGGCAAGCTCGGCTTTGCAGATAGGGAACCAGGCTTGGCCGATGTCAAACAACGGACCGTCAGCACCCTCGGGCAGGTTTGTGTCTGACGTGATGAACGGGCGGTGGCACACGCCGACATAGCCTGGACCGCCATCGCCGTAAACAGCGATGCACTTGAGGATTACGGTGTAGGGAGAGGAATCAGTTTTGTCGTAAACATTGTCGGCTGGTGTTCGAGAACTCACCTCAAACATGCAGTTGCCGATCATCCATTTGGTACCTATCTTCAGCAGCTCGTCTTGCTGTTCGTGTTCGGTTTGGATGGCGGAGATGATTTGCTTGTTGTCAACGGCTTCTAAGTCGGGGTTTGCGTAGGTGTATTCCAGGCCGCGCTGTCTGTTTGCGACGATGTTTGGATTTCTGGTGTCGTAATAGAGCGTGTCTTGCAGTTTGCCTGCGTTGTAGATAACGGTGACAGTGCCACCGACAATCATTTGGACGCGCAGTCCGTTGCTTTGTTGCGGCGATGTGTATTCGGTGCCGTTGACGTTGGCTGAAACAATGCCGAACTGGCGGGCGTAGTTGCGGCCCACGCCGGCCATCTTGGGATTGCCCGCAATTTGAAAACGCTTGGCCGTATAGGATCCTGCTGTTTGCTCGGAAGAGCCAGACAAGTAGGAGACAACGTCCCAGTTCAGACGATATGGCGTGCCGTTGGGGAGGCCGTTGTAGGCGCCAAATTGAGTACGGGACGATGGAGAGAACGAGTGGCAGAAGGCCTCAGCGGTAAGACCTGCGAAGGTTTGGGCATTGAAGGCGTTTTCGTCGGGGCCGACAGTAATACCAAAGTTGCCGTAGCGATTGTTGTGGCCGCGTAGGCGACTGTCTGGTGTGGTGCGGACGCTGCCTGGCAGAGCCTCGTAGGTGGTGGTGCCAGCGATTGGTGTGCCGCCTTGGTAGTAATACCAGCGGTAGTCGCCGTCAGGGAAAGAATCGAGAGGCAGTTGGCCGATGTAAACGCCAGCGCGGTCTGCAGCGATTTCGGCGGGGGTGCTGTATGGGCCTCGAGGCATGGGCGATTGCCCTGCCAGGAAGACCATGCTGAGGCTTTGGTAGCCGCCCCAGCTAAACATACGACTCCAGACCAGCTTGGGGCTGATCATGATGCCGCCGACGTAATAGAAGTCGGTGCGGCCGTTGATGTTTAGCTGGACGCGCTGTTGTTTAGTGAAGACAATGGGAATCGTTTCGCCGTAGCGGCTTAGTTCTTGGTTGGCTTGAAAGCCGTATGTCGGGGCGAATCGGTCGCGGCCTGCAATGCTGTCAAGCGTGCGGTTGCCGCCTTGGCGTTGTTGTGCAGGAGGTTTGGGAGCCAGTAGCATCCCAATGCCTTGGAATACCAAGCCAAGGACAAGTGAAACAATGACAGAGACAACATCGTTCTCAATGTCCGGAATATGGGCGTACTCCGCCGGGCGTTCGCGGCTGAGCCAGTCGATGCGTTGCTTGAACTGGAGGTATTCCTGTTCGGTGCAACCAAGTTCTTGAATTAGCTGGCGCTCATAGGGGAGCAGTTGCTGCGGTAGCAGCGGAGTGCAGGAAACGCTGTAAGCGGGTGCCAGGTCACCGCCTGCAGGTTGGCCGTTATGTAGAGGATGCCGTCCTGCCAAACTGTCCCGAAAGCGTAATTCTTGTGTGGCAGAAGAACCACGTCTCCATCATACAAAGGATCTAGCACGCGGCGTCCCCAGCCGTGGATAGCCTTGATGATTTGACGAGGCGGCGCGTCGTACCAGTAGGGGTCGAAGGCGGGAGTGGCGATGCCGAAGCGGTCGAGGGCGGAGTAGACGAGGTGGATGCAGTCAATGGCGCCATCGGGGTCGGTGCCGTCTGCGCCGAGGCGGTAGGGGCGACCGATCAGGTCGTACATCAGCTCAGGCGGACCTGCGCAGTAGTGGGCAGCGGGCCAAACACGTCTTCAGTGATGCGGCGTCTTGGCACGTCACCGCCGACTGCGTCGATGACAGAGGAGATCTCCAGGCGGAGTTCGGCTTCGCTCCAGATGGCGCCGGCCACTTGACCTGCGTAGGAACTAAGCACGCGGTAGTCGGCCTTGTTGTCGGGGTTGAGCATCAGCATGTCCACTAGCACCACCCAGCTA